AATCTACGACTCACCGATACCGTCACCATCGCATCATCGGGCACAACGTCAACAACTCTGACGCTCGAAAACAACCGCATTCCTCTGGCGATCATCTTGCCAGCGGCACTCAGCGGCACATCCGTGAAGTTTCAGGCCAGCAACGACAACGCGACCTTTACGCCCATGTACTACGAATCGACCGAGATCAATATCGGCGTCGGCACCTCGCGTCACGTTGCACTCAATCGCGATCAATTCGAAGCGGTCAAGTACCTGAAGCTCGTGTCGACCAGCACCGAAACCGCGGCTCGCACAATCACCGTTATCAGTGGGGAATAGATGAGTGCCATCGGCGAAGCGTTCCGAACCAAGCTGCTTTCCTATGCGACCGTCTCCGCGATCGTCGGGCAACGCATGTACCCAGACGCATTGGTTCAACGCGCTACGCTTCCAGCCATCATCTACTACATCGTCAGCACGCAACGCGAGCACAGTATTGCAGGCCTCCAAAAACTCGCCCACGCACGGATCCAACTCGACTGTTACGCCACCACACGCACCGCAGCGTCGGCATTGTCGAAGGCGATCCGTGAAACCGGCATCGATGCCTACCGCGGCGTCACCTCTGGCTACACGTTTTGCGGTGTCGAGTTCGATTCCGGCGACGAGTATATGCAAGAACCGCCGGACGACGGCAACCAAGAACATCGGTACATCGTTTCGTTTGATTGTTTGGTCCATTACAAGGAGCCCTAAACCATGCCAGCACTTACCATTCCGGACACCGGCCTCGGCACGACGCTATCGGCAACTGGTATCGCCCCAACGCTTATCAAAAGCATCAGCCCCGTGAAGTTCTCAGTCGGTGAAATCGAAACCACCGACTTGAGCACCACCGCATTTAAAACGCGACGTCCCTCTGACCTCCGTGAATTCACAGAGGTAGAAATTACCTTTTATTGGACGGGGGCGTCGGTTCCGATCACCACCGCGCAAGTGCCGACGGCCGAGCCTTACGCTGGCATCACCGCGACCATCACCTACCCAGGCGCTGGCTCGCTCTCGGGAACCGTATTCGTCAAAGAAGTCGACACGCCAAACTGTGCTCAAGGCGAAGCCATGATGGGCCGCATGGTCCTGGCGTTCGACGGCGTCTCCGATCCTGCCTTCACACCGGCGTAACCATGACAGCACCCAAAAGCGTCGAACTCAAGCCGCACCTTGCCATGACCGTTCGCGGCATCTGGCGAGATGAGCAGCAATGGCAAATTTTCTGGCACGGTCGCCTTGTCGGCTATCTGCCTTACGCTCCAGGTTCGCAGATCTTGCCCATCTATCGATTTCCTTACGCCGACATCCAAGCCGTCGTTGACGGCTGCGAGGCCGAGCGTGAGCGACTCGAAAAACCGGGCAAGGTTCGCAAGCCGATGGAGACACTCAAGGCGATCGAGGAAGTCCTCAACGCTCAGCTATCCAACGAAAAGGACGACGATGAATAGGAATGATTTTCTCGCCTTGCTTGAACGGCCACTCCGCGAAGCGGTCGTCGCCATCGACGGATCAAACTACCGTCTGCGTGAAATGACCGAAGAGCAAGGCACTGAATACGAGCTCAGCTTGCAAGACAAGAAGGGCAACGTCAACTACGCGACCGCTCGCCGTGCACTCATCGCCATGATGCTCATCGATGACGATGGCAACCGCATGGTGGCGCACGAGTCCGAGCTGCGGCGATTGCCTCGCAGCATCGCTGGCAAACTGTTCGACGAGTGTCAAAAGCTGAACCGCTACGAAACCGGCGAGGTCAAGGAACTCGTAAAAAACTCCGACGGAGCCGACGACTAAGGCTTGCCGGTCGTCTGGCTCTGCAATGGGGCATTGTCGATGTGCGTTCCTGGTTGGCGTCCATGCCGATCGGAACCTTGGACTATTGGGAAGCGTTCGACGCTGTCGAGCCTATCGGCGGCCAATGGGAGCAATCCGCCATGATCGCACACCAGATCGCACTGAAGACATTTTGCGACGCGGGCCAAAAGCCGCCGGAGTGGGAGCAATTCATGCCACCGAGGTATCAACCACCCAAGGAAACCAAGATCGACATTCCGACCGAGACCGACGCGGTCAACCAGTTCCGTTCGCTTGCAGCAGCCTTTGGCTTGTCGGAGGTGATCGATGGCCGGAACGATTAACACAGCCAACCTTTCAGCCAGCTTCGACGTTACCAAGCTGAAGGAAGGCATGAACGCCACGCGTGCCGAGATCAACAAGCTCGGCAGCATTTTGCGAGAGGCTGAACCAGCGACCAGCAAATTTAATCGCGAAGTTGATTTAGTTACCGAAGCTTTTAAGCACAATGCGATTAGCAGCGAGCAGATGCAAAACGCCATTGCTATGCTCAAGGAAAAGTATGGCCAGATCGACCCAGCGATCACTGCTGCCAACGAAGCCATGGAGCGGCAGAAGCAACAGATTGCCGAAGTCGAAAGCGTCCTTAAGTCGCTCGTCACTACCGAGCAGCGAAACCTCGAAAAGATCCAACTACTCAACAAGGCTTACCAGGACGGCATTATTGATGCCAAGCAATTGGCTGACGCAACAGCTCAGCTTGACGGATCCATGGAGCGGCAGAAGCAACAATTGAGTGAGGTACAAAGCGTACTTCAATCGCTGACAACCGCCGAACAGCGCAACCTCGAGAAAATACAGTTACTCAACAAGGCCCACCAAGACGGCATCATTGATGCCAAGCAACTTGCCGACGCAACGGCTCGCCTTGATGGCACGATGGACCGCGAAGCCGCAACCGCGAATCGATTGAAGTCGATCATTCAGCAAAGCCAGGGTGCCGCCGAAGGTTACAAGCAAGATCTCCAGCTACTCAACCAGTCACTCGACAAGGGCACCATCGATCTTGAGGAATACGCACGAGCCACCGAGCATGTGCGTGCCAAGCTCAACGCCATCGACTCCAAGAAAGCCGTCGGCGAACTTAACCAGGTCTCTGCCGCAGCGCGAAACAATCGTGCGGAAGTGGACAAGCCGCAAACAAAGAAAGGTGGCCTCGGTGCCGGTGCGCTCGCCATGGGTCGCGGTGCTCTGGGCAACATGGCGGGCGGCCTGGTTGCTGCCGTCGGCGTGCAGCAACTCACCAGCTATGCCGCCGAGTCGACAGCAAAGCTCGACGAAATCGGAGACGCTGCCGCAAAGGCCGGCGTTTCGTTTTCCGAGATGATCACGCTCGAGCGCACACTTTCAGAGGTCGGCGGCGTCGGCGTCGATCAGGTCCGCAATGCCATTGGCAAAATGAAGGTCAACATCCTCGAGGCTCGCGACTCGCTGAACTCGGGCAAGCCTAACGACCTGGCTAATTCGCTGAAAAAGATCGGCGTGGACATCAACGCGCTTTCACGAATGGACGCGGTCACGCAGTTCCAGACCTTGGCCGCCGCGACGCGTCAGATCGCCGACCACGGTGAGCAAATGCAGGTCTCAATGCAGATGTTCGGCAAGGCAGGCATCGAACTGGTGCCAGCGTTGCAAGTCAGCAACGACCAGTTTGCCGAAATGGAGGAGCATTTGCGGCGAAGCAACCTACTGCTCAGCCAAGAACAAGCCGCAGCGATCGGCAAGAACGCCGACGAAATGGAACGCATGCGAGATGCGATGACTGCTTCTGGTGCTCAACTGCAAAGCGCATTGCTCCCAATGATGAAGGACTTCACTTCGGTAATCGCAGAAGCCGCAAGGAATCTTGGCATGCTTTATCAGCAGGCCAGAGGAGACTTCGAGCCAATACCGATTGACGAAATGAACAAAGAGGCCGACCAAAAGGCTCAGGACTTCATTCGCAAACGTGGTCTTGCTCGTCAAAAGCAAGCAATGGACGACCTGGAGCAAATCAAAAAGATTCAAAGCGAAGTAGGTGGCGATCAAGCCAAGCAAATTCAGAAAGACTTGGACGCGATTTTCCCAAACAAAAACAACAGTCCTCTTTATGCGAACGTCAGAGACAGAATTCGCGACACCGATTTTTCAGAGCTGAAAACCAAAACGGAGCAAATGAAGTCGCTCGTAGAAAAGGCCCAGCAAATCAAAGTCCAGGCAGACCAAGACGTCGCAAACGTTATCAACGCCGAGCTCGACGCGGAACTTGCAACCTGGAGACAGTTCGGCGAAGACCTTCGCAACGACCGGATGGAAATGCAGCAGGCCGATCGCGAGATCACACAGGAACGAGATCAACGAGAGCGAGCCATCGAGCAAATGCAATCCAAACGCATCGGAGAGGCCGACACCAACATCGCACCGGCCATCCGAGCCGGAACGGTCGAAGCCTACAAGATGATGAACAAGCAAAACGAAGACGCTCGGCACCGTGAAGAACACCTAAAGAAACTTGACGAGATGAAGGAAGAGTTTCGTAAGTTCAACGAAAAAAACACCGTTGTCCTGAGCAAGAGGCGATAGATGACACTTTCCATTGTCGGCGAAATGCGACGCGGATCGGCAACGCTCCGCAGCGAAGGCGAGGGCGGACTGAGCTACGGATTCTCCGCAACGCTGCTAGTCTTGTCGACCGAAAAGACCACCAGCCGCGAAGAGGTGTTCGCGTTCACTCCAGGTCTGCCAATTGTCGGTATTGGTTATGGTCCGTTTAACGCGGTGTGCACCTCGCTCAAAGCGGAACGCCAGGAATCTAATCCGCACTACTGGCACATTGAATGCGAGTTCGAGACCCGCGAGAGGCAGAAGCAGGATCCGGACAACCCATCGCCCGACCCAACCACTTGGCTGCCGATCTTTCGCGTCGACTCGTTCATCACAAAAGAACAGGTTATCACGGTCGACAAGACCCCCGCTGCGGCTGGTAATGTCAACTTCGGGACGAACGGACCATACGCAATTACCAATTCTGCCAAGCAGCCGTTTGAAACTCCGCTAACACAAACATTCACTTTAGCTCAATTCAGCTTTACTCAGTTTGAAGATCCGACACAAACTTTGAGCACTCTGATGGAAAGGAATGATTGCGTAAATTCACTATCCTTCGCAGGCTTTGCGCCGCGCACATTACTGTTGCTCGTGACAGGCGCTGAGCTCGGCACCTATGGAGGCTTTGCTGCCTGGCGGATCACCTACCAAGCGACTTTTGATCCAGGCACTCACGACGTATTTATGCTCGACGTTGGGACTTGCTTTCTGGATGGTGGAGTTCCGAAGCCGTACATGGACGCCACTAACTCCTATCGAATTGTTGGAAACTTGAATAACCTTGGAGCGAAGGTAACGGACGCAAGCACGTTGCGTTTCCGAGTAAAGACAGAAATTGATTTTGCAACTTTTATAAGACAGTAGTCATGGCAGAATCTTCGACGGATGAAATCTTTGGCTTTAGCGGCGCGGACGCCGACGCCTTGATCCGGATGATTGGGCCTGTGTCACAAACAGGCAACGTCGGCGGCGATACCTACGACGCCACCAAGTTGCTGATCGCCGTTGCCACAACTGGAGTTCCAGCTCGCAGCAGCACGACTCTGGGAAAGGCAAACGTTGCGGTCAAGCACCTCACAGTGTCAGGTGCCAATCGCGTCATTACGGACAGCGGCTTTAATGTAGAGGCATTTAATCTGGCCGCTAGCAGCGTAGCGACCGGTGCGTACATCATGCTGCTGAGGCTCGGTGACGTGCACCTAGTCGTCTGGGAGGAGTGTGAATAACATGCAGCGCAAGAACACCAATGGCTGCAAGTGCTGCTGTAGCGCACCGTGCATTACTATCGACGGATATTACACAGTGTCTCCATGGGTTCAAGTCGATCCACCGATGGACGATGAGTGCGCGACATGCTGTTGGACTCGAGATTTTTTTATTTCCGAGGACGAAGTTGAAGAGACTTGCACAGATGTTTGCAACAACGGAACCAACAGCCGCTACATCGTTTACCGAAGAACCGCTGCGGCTGGACGCATCCGCGTTTACTACAGTCAGACTCAGTGTGAGTGCGACCCAGAGCCGGTGGGCGGAAAGTGGTTTATTAGCATACGCGTTATCGATTCTGTTCAATATGTTGTCTGGTGGAATTACGGCGGGCTTTTCGGTCCCGTTCCAACCTGCGACATTCCATGCCCACCGGTCGAGTGCAACCAATTCGATTGCCCTGGTTGCGAGTGGTACTCTTTAGGCCAGTGTCCAGAAGACACCGTAACGTGGTACCGAACAAAAATATTTACCAGCAAGCCATCCGGCGACATTACGTTTGGCGACGAGGACATTCTCGAGTGTCTCTACGACTCTTATCCGGACAATTACTTGATACCTTGCCACGCAGAACCGCAAGTGCACACAACGGAGGAGCAGTGCGTCACAACAGACTTAATAGCATGCGTAAACGCAAGGCTTTCGGCCAATGGTTTTTTCTTTCAGTGCACCGGAACTAGCAACGCGACCACTTGCTTCTCTGCGCCAACCGTCACAATCAACGCGTGCTGATGCAACATGAAAACTAAAATCAGCCGAGTCTCGTTTGATCCAGATAAAACGTTTTTGAGCGGCAACGGTTTGTCTGTACCGCCAAACTCAAAGCGATACTCGCCGACCAACCAAGGCCGCCGTGCATGGCGAGTGCTGTGGCAGCAAGATGAAGCCAACCCAGAATGGTTTGAATGGTGGAAAAAATTAATACCAGGCGGCTGCGCTTGTAAGCAAGAAGCGAAGGAAATAATCGCACAGATACAACCTTCATTTGACCGCGATGGTTGGTTTGAATTTCGCCACCGATTACACAACGCCGTCAACACCAAGCTCAACAAACCCACCGTCTCGCTCGATCGAGCCCGAATGCTTTGGCGGCACGAACGACCGGCAACCGATCGCCAACGTGCTATCGTCACCGTCGCCAACGGAACCGAGTTTGTCGAGCTGCTCAAACTGACGCGGCCTGCCATGCAAGCCTACGCCGATCGCGTCAACGCCGATTTGATCGATCTCGACAACGACACCGAGAATTGGGGACCGATGGAAAAATTCCGAACGTTCCACTTTGCCAGACAGTACGAGCAGACGCTGTTCGTCGATGCCGATTGCATCATCACGGACAAGTGCCCAGATTTGTTCGAGATGTACGGGCATGCCGACATCGCTGCCCATGACGACTGGTCGTTCCTGTTCAAAACCGATTGGCTCGAGCGTGAACGGAACACCGTCGCCAACCGATCAGGCCTAGCCATCGAGCATACCGCCCAATGCCTTAA